AACCATCCTTCCCACTGTCACACCCGTATGCGATAATCCCCGTACTGCGCCGCTCCTGCGCCGCCGGTCGTGCCGGCACCTGGGAACACCCGGTACACGACCCACGACCCACCAGGAGTAGTCCTATGAAGTTGCTCGACCAGCTGGTCGACGAACGCGCAGAAATCGGCACCTCAATGGCCGGAATCTGCGACGTCGCCGCCGAAGAAACCCGCGATCTCAGCGAGACAGAGGAACAGAACCTGTCAGACCTGCACGCTCGCGCCGACAGTCTCGATACCCGCATCACCGAGCTGCGTGACATCCAGCTCGCGAACGCGGAGGCGGCCACTATGCGCGCCGCGATCACCCCGACCCAGGACGACGCCGAGAAGGCGACCGAGGTTCGTGTCGGCCGCGAACCCCTCACCTACGAGGACGGATCAAAGCAGTCGTTCTTCACCGACCTGTTCCAGATGCAGTTCCGGCACGATCCCGGCGCGAGCGCCCGCATCGGCCGGCACACCGCCGAGATGGACGTCGAGCAGAGGGACGTTGGAACGGGAGCGTTCGCCGGTCTTGTGGTACCTCAGTACCTCGTCGACCTGGCAGCTGATCTGGCCCGCGCCGGGCAGCCGTTCGCCAACCAGTGCACCCGGCTTCCTTTGCCAGCCAGCGGGCTAACCATAAACATCAGTCGCGTGACAACGGGCAGCTCGGCCGCTGTCCAAACGACGGAAAACTCGGCCGTGTCCGAAACCGACATGGATGACACCCTGTTGACGTCGGATGTTCGCACCATCGCCGGCCAGCAGGACGTTTCCCGCCAGGCCATCGAGCGGGGCGACGGCATCGACGCGCTGATTATGGCTGACCTGTCGGCCGCTCACGCGACCGCCAAGGACACCCAGATGCTCGCCGGTACGGGTTCGTCGGGGCAGTTGCTCGGTATCGGCAACATCCCGGGCATCGCCCAGGTGGCCTACACCGACGGCTCGCCGACGGTCGCCGAGTTCTACCCGAAGGTCATCGACGCGATCCAGCGGATCAACTCCAACCGGTACGCCGGGGCCGACCTGGTGCTGATGCACCCGCGTCGCGCAGCCTGGCTAGCGGCAGCCGTAGACGGCAACGACCGCCCATTGGTGCTGCCTGTGGCGAACGTGCCGCAGAACGCGATGGGTGTCGGCCCGACCGCCGGGTACGGATCGTTCGGCCTCCAAATCGCCGGCATCCCGGTCGTCACGGATGCGAACATCACGACCACAGCCGGGGCGGGAAGCGACGAGGACATTGTCTACGTCGTGCGCCGCGCCGACATGCTGCTGTTCGAGCAGGGCAACGGGGCACCCGCGCAGGTCCGCATGGAGCAGACCCTGGGCGGCAGCCTGACGATCAAAATGGTCGTTTACTCCTACGTCGGGTTCGTCGGAGGCCGCTACCCGGCGGCAATCTCGACGGTGTACGGCACCGGCTTGGTTGCACCTAGCTTCTAGGCCCTCCCAACCCAGGCTCACCCCTAGCCCCTCTAGGGCGAGCAGGGCTACCCCCTGGGCGGTCGTGTCCACCACGCGGCCGTCCAGGGGGAACCCACAACTACGAGAGGAAAGCCATGCCGACACTTTGGGAGAAGCAGGCTGCGGCCCGCATCCACAAGCACGACCCGACGCCCGCAGCGAAGCCGGCAGCGAAGGCCCCGGCCAAGAAGGCCCCGGCCAAGAAGCCAGCAGCGAAGAAGTAACCGGTGGGCAACTACGTCGCCCTATCCGAGCTGAAATCGGCGCTGGGGATTACCGGGTCGACAGACGACGACTTCCTGAACCTGGCTATCGACGCCGCCGAGCAGGCCATCGACGACCTGTGTGGGCGGGTGTTCACCGCTGCCGGGTCGACGTCGGCGCGGACGTACCGCGCGCAGCCTTACCTGGCCGTCACCGACGACATTTCGACCCTGACCGGTCTGGTCGTCAAAACGGACACCTCAGGCGATGGGACGTTCGACACGACCTGGGCTAGTTCCGACGTTCAGAGCGAACCTCTGAACAATCTTGCCAAGGGTCGCGCCGTGTTCAACCTGCGGGCGGTCGGCGACTACCTGTTCCCGGTTTACGGCGACGGCCTCGCATCGCTGGAAGTCACAGCTAACTGGGGGTGGCCGTCCGTCCCCGACGCTGTCAAACAATCGACGTTGATGTATTCAGCCCGTTTGTATTCCAGGAAGGCATCACCACTAGGGGTAATCGGGGTGGGGGATTTTGGCCCGGTGCGGATCTCCCGGTCCGATCCGGACATCGCCCACCTGCTGATGGATTACCGGCGCCCTGGGATCGCCTAATGGCCGACATCGCGGCGATCCGGTCCGGGCTGAAAACCCGCTTGGCGACCAGCTCGACGTTCGTTCAGGTAGCGGCCACGATGCCGGACACGGTGTCGCCGCCGTGCGCCGTTATCGACCTGGAAACAGCGACCTACCATCAGGCGTTCGGTAACGGACTGGAGCTGTTGACGTTCCAGGTGACCGTCATAGCGCAGCGGTTCGACACCGCGTCGAACCAGGCGCTGCTCGATGGGCTGATCTCAGGCTCCGGGTCGGTGCGGGCGCTCATCGAGGGCGACGTCACCCTGGGCGGCGCCTGTAGCACCTGTCAGGTGTCGCAGATGACGAACTACGGGCTACTAACCGCCAACGAAACCGACTACATCGGAGCGAATTTTCAAGTGGAGGTCTACGCGTAATGCCGAAAAAGAAGCACGAATACACAGTGGTCGGGAACCATGCGGTCCACGGGCACGAACCGGGGTCGACTTTCTCGTCCGACATGGACGACGAGCAGGCCCAGCAACTAATCGACGGGGGTCACCTGACCGCCGGCAAGCGCCCAGAGGAGGGCTAATAACATGGCTGAACTAATCGGGGGCGCTGCGGCTGTTTTGACAATCAACAGCGTGGACCTCTCAGACCACATGACGTCAGCGTCGTTGGAGATCAACTACGACGACGTCGAAACCACCGCGTTCGGCGACGCAGTCCGCACGCGGATCGCCGGCCTCGGCGACGCGACCCTAAACGTCACCTTCAACCAGGACTACGCGGCCTCCGAGGTCGACGCGACGCTGAACGGCCTCGTCGGCTCGACCACAGCGTTCGTGTTCAAAGCGACCGGCGCATCTGTCAGTGCCACGAACCCGTCGTATGCCGGCACCGTCGTCGTCACCAACTACACGCCCATGTCAGCCGAAATCGGCACGCTCAGCACCCTGAGCGTCACCTGGCCCGTGACCGGCGCCCTCACCCGCGCAACGTCATAACCCAAACAGAGGGGCAACATGAAAAACAGCATGAAGATCACGCTTCGCGTGTCTCACGACGGCGCCGAGCGAACCCTGGTCGCCGGACCGGCCGCCATAGTCGCATTTGAGCGACACTGGGGCCTCGGGATCGGCGCTGCGATGGCCGAAATCCGGGTTGAACACCTCGCGTGGTTGGCCCACCGGGCCGCCTGGCAGGAAGCCCAGGCCGGCACCGGGCCGGCCGTCAAACCGTTCGACGCGTGGCTCGACCAGCTGGAGGACATAGAGGCTGTCGGCGACGAGGATGATGAAAGCCCTTTGGGTGGGACTCCCTGACCGTCCAGGTGGCCGCTTTGGCGGTTCGGACAGGGATCGGCCCGATGCAGCTCATCGAGTGCCCACCGGAGGTGCTAAACGCCGTTTATCGGGTGTTGGAGTACCAGGCTGACGAACAGGAGAAAGCGAGGCAGCGGCGCTAATGGCAACCCAGTTCGACACCCTGACCGGTTCCAGCGATTTCCGGGTGACGATGAAACTCGACGAGGTCGCCGAGTTCGCCAAACGCCTCCGCTACGTCGACAAGGACACAAAAAAGGCCGCCCGGCAGGCAAACAAACGCATCGCGGAGCGGGTCGTCATCCAGATCCGCGGCGCAGCCCTGTTCGACCCGTACCACCCCCGCCAGTACGCAAAGTTCCTCCCGTCGGTGAAAGCCGTCCAGGGCACCACGCCGAAAATCAAGATCGGCGGGGCACGAAACTTCCGAGGCCCCCGTTACAGGGGCGACAAGTCGGTGAAGCTGTGGGAGGTCCAGGGCGGTGTCGAGTTCGGAACCGACCGGACCCATGACCGGCTGGGCCGCAAAACGGGCCGCAAGTTCGGACCCCGCAAAAAAGGCGGCTACGTCGTGTTCCCGGTCATCAAGTCGATGCAGAAGTTTATTCGCCGCCAATACAACGTCGAGATGGAAAAGGTGCTGAAGGACCTCTAATGGCTACCCGCACACTGACCGTCAACCTGATCGGTCGCGCCGACAAGCTCAATAAGTCGTTCAAGAACGCTTCGCGCGGTGCCGACACGATGGCCGGCAAGATGATGAAGGCGACCCGCATGGCCGGCCTCGGGTTCACGGCCCTGGGCGGTGTCGCAATCGGCGCGGCGATGGCCCTGAAGCCCATGCTGGACAACGCCGCCGAAGTCGAAGAATCCCTGTCCAAAAACCGGGTCGTTTTCGGCGAGAACGCGAAAGCGATTGAACAGTTCGCCGACAGGTCGCTGCAAGCGTTCGGCGTAACCCGCCGCGAGGCCCTGGAAGCGACCGGTGTCATCGGCGCGCTCGGCTCGGCGATGGGCATGGCCGAAGCGGACTCCGCGGCGATGGCAACCACCCTCGTCGGCCTAGCCGGCGACATGAGTTCCTTCAACAACGCTTCGGTGGAGGAAACGCTGACGGCGATTCAGGCCGGCCTCCGAGGCGAAAACGAACCGTTGCGCCGATTCGGTGTCCTCCTCGACGCGGTCACCCTGAAGAACAAAGCCCTGGAAAAGGGCATCATAAAGAACACGAAAGAGGCGTTGACGCCCCAGACGAAAGCCCTCGCCGCATACGAGGTCATCCTGGAGCAAACCGAAATCCAGATGGGGGATTTCGCGCGGACGTCGGATAGCGCAACGAACCAGCAGAAACTCCTGGCGGGTGCCCTCGACGACATCAAAACGAGGATCGGCGAACAGTTCCTGCCGGCGCTGACGGCGATTGTGACGACACTAAACGACGACGTCCTGCCGGCGATTCGCGAGTTCGCCGACGATCCGAGCGTCGAAAATGCCGGCGCCATCGTCGGCGCGACGATGGCGGCCACAGCGGGCACAGAGTTCGTCGACGAGTTCAAGACAAACACCGGAAACGCCCTGCGGGACATGGCCGATGGTCACGGCGCCACCGCGGGCGTGCGGTTCTGGCAGCGGTTCTTCGGCGGCGTCGGCGAGGGCATCGAGGCGACGAGGATTCGCCAAACCCTCAACAACCTGTTCGACCGGGTCGCCGCCGATTTCGGCATCAACCTGGAAGCGATGCTCAACAACGAATTCGGCCCCACCAACCCGGATTTTGACCGGGGCGAGGACTGGACGATGGGCGGCTCGGCGCCTGCGAACGCCGCAGGCATTGTGCTGCCGGCGCTGACCGGGCTTTTGGAGCCGGCCCTGGACGTAGCGCTCCCCGATGCTGTGACGAAAGTTGTCCCGGACGTAATCGACGACGTTGTCGGCGAGGGCCGCGTTCCCGGCGGTTTTGAGATCGACCCCGAGCTGCAACGGTTCCTGGACGTTGTCGGGACGAGCGCCTGGGACCGTTTCATGGCCCCGGCGGCGTCGACGACGGTCGTCAACATCAACTCGACGGCGGTGTCGGGCCAGGAGGTTGTCGACGCCCTGGGCGCGTTCGTCGACACGAACGGGCCGTTGCCGCCGCATTGGCAGCAGTCAGCGCAGTAGCCGATGGCTTCGCCGACGTTTGTCGTTCATGTGTACCTCGACGGGTCGTTTCGCGCCCTCACGGCTGATGTGCGAGCTACGAAAATCAAGGTCGGCCGGTCCAGGGTGCAGGACGTTTTCACAGCTGGCACATGCGTCATCAGCCTCAACAATCAAAGCAACGCCTACTCGCCCCTGGGGGGCGGCACATACGGCGATTCCCAGTGGATTGGCGCCGAGGTCCGCGTCAACGTGTTCCTAAACTCGGCGAGCCAGCCGACAACCCTGTTTCGCGGCAAAATCGACGACATCGACGTCGTGTTCCCCGACGCGACCGATTCGACGGTGACCCTCAAATGTTCCGATGGGCTGTCAACCCTGGCGAAAACGGAACTAAACGACGTTGATTTCGTCGAGCAGGTCGGTTCGGCCAGGTTCACCGCCATTCTCGACAACGCCCAGGTCAACTACCCGGACGAATCGTCACCGGTGGACCGGGACATCGACACTTCGTCGATCACGATGGCCGCCGAAACGGTCGCCGGCCTCCAGACGGCGACGTACACGGCGCGCCTCGCCCAATCCGAGGACGGTGCCATCTACTGCCGGCACGGCCTCCCAGGCGGCGCAGCGGCCGCGGCGACGAAGCGCGGCAACGTCCTGACGTACAAAAAACGGTATGCGCCATCCACGCCGACCGGTTTGACGTTCATCGGGTCGGGTGGCAACTCGACACAGCCGCCCATGACCGGCCTCAAAACGACGTACGGGTCTGAGATCCTGTTCAACCGCGGCGTTTACGCCGGGTCTACCGGCAACGACCAGATCGTCAACGACACGGCAAACCAGACCCTCTACGGCATCCGGACCATCGTGCGGCGCAACCTGTTGAACCTGAACGACGCAGACGTCCTATCAGCGGCCACAAACTTCGTGCTGCTGTATTCGACGCCGGCCCTACGCGTGTCACAGCTCACCTGTATGCCCAGGTCGATGACCGAGGCGCAGGCCGAAGCCGTTGCCAAGCTCGGAATGTGGGACGGCATCCAGGTGTCGTTCACCCCGGTGGGGGCCGACACCGCGCAGCAACGCATCGTCCGCATCGAGGGTGTCACCCATGACATAACGCCGATGGGGTGGGAAATGCGCTTGAATTGCTCCGGATCCGGGGACCAGCAGTATTTCATACTGGACAGCACGATCGACGGCATCCTGAACACGAACAAGATGGCCCCGTAGGAGGCATCACATGGCCCAGCAGACATTCTCCGGCGTTCCTGGTGCGTTCGCAGCCGGCGCGGTCCTCACAGCTGCCGAGCAGGAGCTGATCCGGGATTACATGATCGCCCAGATCAAGGAAGGCATGACCGGGGACACCGGGGAGATCCTCCCGATGATCATGGACCTGACGAACAACCGCATCGTCCTGGATTCGGGCGGCCTCGAGTTTTCCGACGGGTCGCTGCAAACCGTCGCCGCTAGTTCAGACCCGGCCGACATGAACCTGATTGTCGGCCTCGAAATGTTCCTCTAGGGGGAAGCACCTATGGCTACCTATTCCAAAGAACTTCTGTCCGGCTCGACGCAGGGGAAGGGCATCCTGGTCGCCGCGACGTCGACCGCCGGCACGACAATCCACACCGCCGTTTCTGGGACGACCGACATCGACGAAATCTGGTTGTACGCCGTGAACGCGCATTCGGCTGACATAAAACTCACGCTGGAATGGGGCGAGGCAACCGAACCGAACGGCAACATCGAGCAGACGGTCCCGACCGAATCGGGTCTGATGCTCCTGGTCCCCGGCCTGCTCCTCCAGAACGGCCTAGTGGTGAAAGCGTTCGCTGGGACCGCTAACGAGATCGTGATCCACGGCTACGTCAACAAGATCGACAAGTAATGAGCCTCCGGTTCGCCGCCCGCACCAGGCCCGCGACGATGGTTTCGACGTGGCTGAACAGCCTCGTTTCCGGGACCGTTGTCAGCTATGCCGGCTACGTCGCCGGCGGCGAGTCATCGGTGCACGACACGGTCGACAAGTTCGATTTTGCCGACGACTCCCGGACGACGCTGGGCACCGGCCTGTCAAACTCCCTTGAAGGAGCTGGCGGTTTTGCCAACTCGGGTACCGCCGGCTACGTCGCTGGCGGCAACGCGGGCGGCGCCATCGCCACGGTCAACAAGTTCGCATTCGTCGGCGATGTCCGAAGCACGCTGGGCACCGGCCTGTCATCGTCGCGCTCTGGTCAGACAGGTTTTGCCAACTCGGGTACCGCCGGCTACGTCGCCGGCGGCTACACGGTCACCACGGTCGACAAGTTCGCGTTCTCCGACGACAGCCGAAGCACGTTGGGTACCGGCCTGTCGACCGCCGTCTCCATCCTGGCGAGTTTTGCCAACTCGGGTACCGCCGGTTACACGGCTGGCGGGGACAGTGGGAGTAGCACCTCAGTCGCCACGGTCAACAAGTTCGCTTTCTCTGATGACGGCCGAACCACGCTTGGGACCGGCCTGTCGGCTGCGAGTAGGGGCGTGGCGGGTTTTGCCAACTCGGGTACCGCCGGCTACACACTCGGGGGAAGGCTCACCGGCTATGGGGCGGTCGTCGACACGGTCGACAAGTTCGCTTTCTCTGATGACGGCCGAACCACACTCGGTACGGGCCTGTCGACCGATACCTACGGCCTCGTCGGTTTTGCCAACTCGGGTACCGCCGGCTACTCGGCGGGAGGGAGCAATGGGTCGTGGGCGATTGTCGCCACGGTCGACAAGTTCGCGTTCTCCGACGACGGTCGGACGACGCTGGGCACCGGCCTATCCGGCAACCGTCGTTTCCCTACTTCGTTTGCTAACGCCGAGGCACTCTAATGGACATTTCCGAAGCCATCGCCGAGGTCCAGCAGCCCCGCAGTCGCTACCAGTTGATCCATTTCGTTATAGGTCAGCACGACACCCCGGAGATGCGGTTCTACCAGTTATGCCTGGAACTACAGGACATGGGCTACAAACTGCGAATGGCGCGACTAGGGGTTCGCAAAGCGGAGGTCGAGATCGGACGCCTGCTGGAAACCGGTGATGAACTCGACGCAATCGAAGCCGAAGAAAAGCAGGTCGGCCTGGAACAAACCCTGGTCGTGATGCGCGGAGCGGAACGCGAACTAGCGGTCCTCGGCGACCTGTTCGACGAGTCGCAGAAGTTCACCCGCGACGAAATCGAACACGCCCAGCCCGAATACTGGCACGCCCGCCTCACCAGGCAGACCAACCTCCAGCTAATGGCCGGCGGTGTCCAATGGGCGCAGCTCGACTCGATGCGCCAGGCCGGCATTCTGGAAGAAGCCATAGCCGCCCACCAGCCACACCCAGAGAACGGACACCAGGAGCTGGCCCCGTGACGTACATCAAATGGAAACTATCGGACGGCACATGGGGGACTGGCCCGGAGGAAACCATCGCCGACCGTGGCGGCCACGCCGACGCCTCATGGGCCGTCGACGCCGCCGGCTACCGCATCGGCTACCTGACCGAGAACTGTGGCCTGACCGATCTCGGCACCTGGGACGTCACCGAGCAGACCGAAGCGCAGGCGCTGACGTTCTGCCAGGCCCTGTACGCCGACGCCGAGGTGCTACCCGACGGCCGTATCAGCAGTCCACCCCCGCCCGATAATGACGTATGACGCCTACCAGGACGACCTGGAATACCTGGAGCAGTTCCGCGACGACGGAGACGAGAATGTACGACTACTAG